ATGATTCTCGGCCTTGAAAGCAAGGCAGCCCAGTCTGCAAATACAGCCAAGGTGTCAATATGGGATGCAGTGTCTGATGTGTATTTGTTTGGCGAAGAAGAAGGCAGTCACGAAAATAGTCCTGAACACCAAATTGTATACGTAAACGAACAACGCAAAAATTCAACTGCACCGCTATATAACAGCCTTGCAATTGCTGGGATGCAACTCCGCAGCGGCAAAGACTGGAGCAGTTTTAATAACTTTAGCTATTACGCCAAATCTGGTCGCATCATCCCCTTAATGGTTGATAGCAGCGGCAATAGCGTCAACTCACCAACAGATTTAAATGTTACAGGCGCTAGCCATTTGTTTCCTGAAATTTTGCGTAACCTGCTTCGCTCCACTGTATATGGATCTGGGGCGTTGGTGCCCGAAGCCATGATCGACTGGGACGGCTTCCGCGCCGCAGCTAGAGCCTGTCAGGCTAATGGTTGGTTCTTTGATGGCGTGCTATCTGCTCAAACCAACGTGCGCGAATGGGCTTATCAACATGCGCCCTATTTCATGTTGGATTTTGTAATCAAGGGCGGCAAGATTTCGCTTGCACCTACCTATCCAATTGACCCTAGTTCCAGCAACGGTTATGGCATCGACTACGCCCGCCAACCCAAGATCAGCGCGTTGTTCACCGATGGCAACATTATCGAAGACAGCTTGCAGGTTAATTGGTACTCAACTGAGCAACGGCTGGCGCCGCAGGTGGTGGTGACATATAGGCAGGAGATTGAAAACGGATTTGCCGAAACCCGCAACGTACTGGTGCGTCTGGTTACGTCAAGCGAAACCGCGCCTACAGAGGCCGTTGATTTCACTGGCTTCTGCACCAACATTGAGCACGCCAAAACCTATGCCAAATTGCTGATTCAAGTGCGGGCCAATACGACCCACACCGTCCAGTTCAAGACGCTACCTGAGGCAGTCGCCCTAGAGCCTGGCGCGTATTTCAAACTTTCCAGCACTGCTAGACATGTGGCGTCATTCCAAAATGGTCACGTATTAAACGACGGTAAAGTGGTGACCACCACCAGCCTCGACAGTCAAACAGTAACTGTGTACTGGTGGCGCTCTGGCATGGCGGCTGTTGAATCAGCATCAATGACCGTCGATAGCAGCGGCATCGCAACCGATCCTAAATTTAGAGGTGCAGTGTTTACTGTTTACGATCCATCCGACCAATACCCTCGCGTTTACAAGGTCGAATCCATCGCCTACGATGAGGATGGCCTATTGGACATTGGCGCTAGCCATGTCGGCACAACAGCCAGTGGGGCAATATCTTACCTAGACTTGGACGACAATAAGTTTGTGATCGAGGTGCAGTCATGAGCCCGCAGGGACCCGATTTCCCTAGCTACGTGCCGAGCAGTCGGTCGTTGGCGATGGGCGATTTCCCCAGCAAGACTTTTACCTCCCAGTCCGGCATCCAAGCCACGGTTCAATACGGAAGCCGCCGCACCAACCAAACGATTGATCTGGCGTACAACAACACCACTGAAGCCATTGCCGCTGCCATTTACGATCATTACCTGGCGTGTCGCGGCACCATTTATACGTTTGGCTTAACAGAAGCCGCCAAATCTGGCAATCCTACATTCCACCTAGGCGATAGCAGCGCAAGCGCATCAAACCGTTATAGCGCTGCGCCGTTTGGCATGAGGTACAAATATGCCGAGCCACCGCAGTTCAGTAGTATCAAGCCTGGCCGCATGTCGGTTACGGTAAAATTAATTGGGGTGCTTGACTCATGACCTACTACAGCGGCAAAGACGGCACCTTGACCTATAACGGCAGTCCTGTCGCCAAGGTATCAAACTGGAGTTTTTCCAGCAGCGTTGACACGCTAGAAACCACAGCGATCAGCGATTCCGACCGGTCCTATGTGCCTGGATTGCGCCAATACAGCGGCAGCGCCACGATCTTTTACTATGACGACGCACCAAAGCCTTTGCTGCAACGCATTATTGGCACCAGCGTCGTTAGTGAATCTGACACCTTGGCGCTAAAGCTGGGCTGGGGTGGCAAATACGTACAAGGCAACGTAATCATCACCAGCGGCGAATTGAACTGCGCAGTTGGCGAGGTGATGCAGGCCACTATCCAATTTCAGTTCACCGGGACATTAACCGGAGTAACTCTCTAATGGCGGTCTACCTTGGCAACGCAGGCCACATCGAGCTGGTGCGTAGCGGCATTGCCAACGCGCTGCAAGGCAGCATAGTCAATTCCTACGTCAACGTAACCAAGGGCGCATTTAGCTTTGACTTTCAAGTCGGCACACTGTTAACGGGCGATTATGTCGAATTTAAAACCACCGACAGTACAAACCTTAGCTTCGTTGCCGCATCTGGCTGGACCGATGCAGCACAACATACGTTCGGCAACTGGTACGTACACGTCGATCAAGTAGGCAGCATCAGCCTATACAGCGATTTTGGTAATGCGATTGCTGGCGAGGCCACTGGTCGCGTGACGCTGGCAACGATTGCTCGCACCATTCCGATCACATGTTCCATCGTGAATAGCGTGCCAAAGGTATTGGGGCAGGTGGTTAGCTATGAGTTGACAACTGACCGCGAAACGGTTGATACTTCTGCATTGGGCGATGAATTCCGCAACCAGTACAGCACTTTAATCACTGGCAGCGGCCAGTTTGACTGCTTTTTTGATTACCGATACGCAAGCAGCTCACGTTACCCAGCATCTGCCGAGCTACCCATCTACCTGCATAACCTGCTGCTGCGCCAGCAGTTTGGCTCTGAATTTACGGCAAAGCTCTATATCATCGGCAGCGGTTATGGCCAAGGGTCAGATGCCGATAATGATACGGTCTGGCACGAAATCACCGGCATCGTCACCCAAGCGGGTATTAGCTGCAACAGCAGTGATGCCATGCACTCGACCATCAGCTTTGTAACGACTGGCCCGATCAAATTGCGGACACAAACAATCACGCCGCGTTATCTGCTCCAAGAGTCCGGCAGTAGAATCAAACTACAGGACGGCACTGGATTCCTGACCTTGGAGGATAGAGACTAATGGCAGATCTGAAAATTACGGAGCTGCCCAGTCTAGCTGGTGCGGACCTAGCGGCAACTGATCCGCTGGCTGTTGCCAGCCTTGCCGCAAGCGACACCAAGAAAATTACCGCCAAAGCTTTTACGCAGCAAGCCGTCACGCTAATTGATGATGCTTCCATTCCTGTTGCCAAGGTCAACCTAAGCGGCATCAGCGGCACCAACCTGACGGATGGCACGGTAACCGCCACCAAATTAAATACCAGCAGCATTCCAGCCACCGGCGGCCTAGCCGTATCCAGTGGCAACCTAGGCCTGGTCGCACCAACCAGCCCAATTGTCCGTAATGGCACCACTGGTTCACTAGAGCACGCGACCAGTGGTGCAACAGCAGGCACCTACACAAAATTGACAGTAGATGCCAAAGGGCACGTCACTGCAGGCACTACACTTGCTGCGGCTGATATTCCACTGGCCACCTCGTCAGTGGTTGGCGGTATTTCAGTTGGTAGCGGCCTATCCGTTACCGGCGGCGGCGTACTAAACCACAGCAATTCTGTTGGCGCTGGCACTACCAGTGGCATCACCCGTGATGCACAGGGTCACATCACCGGCGCAGTTGCGTTGGTGTCGGCTGATCTACCTGTTGCTAGCGCTGGCGTACCAGGTGCTGTTAGCCCAGGCACCGGCACCTCAGTCAATGGCGCTGGTGCGCTAAGCGTTACTGCTGCCACATCTAGCGCTTTAGGTGGCGTGATTGTCGGCGGTGACTTTGCCGTTAGCACTGGCACCATTTCGCTAGCAACTCAGTCAGGTCTAGCCGCTGGTACATATCCCAAACTTACAGTAACCACTAAAGGTATTGTTACTGCTGGTACATCACTAGTAGCATCTGATATTCCAAATCTTGATACAAGCAAAATAACAACCGGAACGCTAAGCGTAAGCCTGCTTGGCACTAACTCAATTACTGGACCCAAATTAGCCAATTACTCTACCATTCAATTTGGCGGCGCAGGCAGCACCAGCGGCGTGGTTACATTTCCAACGCCTGATTTTACGGGCCAAGGTTTCTTTGATAGCACCAATCAAGATTACTATATTTACGACGGCAATACATGGCAGCCATTGACTGTCATCAGCGGAAACCTTGTCTACGCTGGTACATATAATGGCAACACAAATAAAGTTGCATCGGTAACAACTGCAGGCACTGCAGGCGGTCTAGTTGTCGGCAACGCACTGCCCGCTGGTTCGGCAACGCTAAACCAGTATTACGTTGTCGTATCTGAATCAGGTAATGGCGTATCACCTGCACCGGTGGTAGCGCTTGCGCCGCCGGACATGATTATTTGCAACGGTGCAACTTGGGATCTGGTTGACGTTTCAAATGCTATTGCAGGCCAAACAGCAACCAATATTTCAGTTACACCCTATGGCAACATTGCCGCCACCAACGTTCAAACAGCGATCCAAGAGCTAGACGACGAAAAAATCGCTAAGACCGGCGGAGTTGTAACCGGTGAATTACTAATCGGCACTGCTGGTACGTTTGGGTTTGAGGGAAGCACCGCAAACGCATACGAAACTTATCTGTCGGTGGTCGATCCAACTGCTGACCGCGCCATCGTATTCCCGGATCAATCGGGCAACGTAATCGTCAGCGGCAATGCCTCTATCGTTAATGCCGACATCAATGCTAGCGCTGGGATTGTAGATACCAAGCTGGCCACCATCGCTACGGCTGGCAAGGTAAGCAACAGCGCTACCACCGCTGTAAGCACAAACACCGCATTGGCAATCGTATCCCGCGATTCATCAGGTAATTTCAGCGCTGGCACGATCACCGCAGCCCTGACTGGTACTGCCAGCAGCGCCACCGCCCTTGCAACAGCTCGCACCATTCAG